CACCGTAATGCAAGCCTTCGACAACCTCCTGGTCGCATCTGCTCGTCATGCGAAGTCCGACCAGAAAGCCGAGAACTACAAGGACCCTTTGCGCTTGTTCTATGAAGCAACATTGATAGACAGGATGGGAGTCAGCTGGTGCGAGGATGCCGTCTACTCGGTCGCGAAGCACCACCCGTGTTACATGCTAGGGAAAGCTCCAACAGTCGTTCAGTCGAGAGCGAGAGCAATGGTGTCTCCACCTGACCCAGGGATGTCGAAGATACACGACACGTACGATGTCTCGAACTGGTCCGGGGGTATGGCACGGAAGATCCAAGAGACGTCCGGCAGGTTCTGGGCAGAAGTCTTCGACGACCCGCGCGTAGGCGCTGCGTACCGCACAATGGCTGGAACGACCGTGTACATCCAGAAGCACGGAGTCCTTGGCGCGTACGTGTCGCCCGAAGCGAACTTTGAAGGATACGACGGGAAGGCCATGACGTTCATGCACATCGCACTGATGTCCGCCGTAGTCCAGAGGACCCGGGCACTGACTGGCGAAGCCAACTTGTCAGCGACGATGATGACTTACGTAGATGACGGCGCTAGCACCCTAGAAGTGCCGACTGCGCGCGCGGCGGCGATCGAGGCTGAGTTCGTGAAGTGTTCCGAAGAAGTCTACGGCTCAGAGCAGTTTGTGCTTCACGCGCACAAGTGTCTGGTGAGTGACAGGATGCTCAGGTTCCTAAATGAGGTGTACTATGCCGGTACCCACGTGGTGTCGGAGACCAAAGCCGCGATGAAGATCGCGTCTGAACCCAGGGAGGAACACGACTCCTTGGTAGACAGAGTGATGATGCTCACGTCCGGCGCACAAGGTGCGGTACAGTCTGGCCTAAACCCTCTCGTGGCAGCACTGTTCTGTTACTTTCTCATCGCGCTGGAACTGAGAGAATGGGCGGCTCGTCAGCACCCCATGCACTCGATCGCACCTGTGGCCATTGCCTTGTACCTCGTGTCACCAGCTGCGTATGGTGGTCTCGCGGTGCCTTCCCCAATAGGGTTTGGGAAGACGGGCAAAGGGGCCTCTCTGAGCGAAGGCGTGGCTGCAATGCAGTCATGTGCAATCGCGTACCCCGTCACGGCGAAACGTGTCATTAGGTTATTTCGAACTCCCCTCCCGGAAAGATCACCGGTAGCGGTTCTGCGCAACCCCACGGGGTGTGCTGGTCTGTCCCTCTTGCGGACCAACAGAATCTCTTCGGCGCTCTCAGACAAACTGGGCGAGATCGTAGCTAACCCTGTGGCCAAAGCTGTCATGGCGCCTCTGAAAACAGTGGACGTACACGGATACGCTTCAGCCTTCCTCGCGTCTAACCCCACCATGTCGGCAGCGAGCATCCAGATGGCCTGGAAGCAGTGCCCCGTGTCGCTGGCCGAGGCCTGGGTCGCGAAATTTGAATCTAGTAGGACTATCTCATCAGTTTTGGGCAGAACGACGTTCCGGGCCATAACTGCAGCACACAGGCGAGACGCGATTGCGTCCATGTCTGTTGCGTTCGAGCTATAAATTGCCGAACTACCTCGAGCGGAGGATCCCCTATTTCGCTCTATTATGAAAACCCGGACTACACTAACGATCGTGATTGAAATTTGGGCCAACTAGGTGGCCTGGGCAAGAGGAACGTTATTGATCTTTAGGT